GCTAAGATAATCTAATGAATCTTGTTCAAAAGGCGGTTGAACAGGGTGGCAAGTTAGCACCCATAGCAATACCCAATACCTTTGGGGGAATGAACCCCTCGGTCTTTATTGATCCTGACGGCGATATTCTCGTCAATGTCCGCGTAGTCAATTACATTCTTTACCACTCAGAGAATAAGCAACAGTTCCCGTCACGATGGGGGCCGCTTGCCTATCTTCACCCTGAGAAGGATCAGCGTTTAGTTACCGAGAATTACCTAGTACGCCTCAATAGCGATCTGGTAATGACTGATTGCACCAAGGTTGAGATGCTTGAACTGCATCAACCTATCTGGGAGTTTGTCGGGCTTGAAGATGCTCGTCTTGTCTATTGGGATGATTATTACCTCATAGGCGTTCGCCGCGATACCACTACTAACGGTACTGGTCGTATGGAACTGACCAAGATCGCGCTAGACAAGACCAACTGGACTGCGCGCGAGATTGACCGCAAGCGCATCCCCGCACCTGCTCCCGATAACTCGTATTGCGAGAAGAACTGGATGCCGGTACTTGATCGCCCTTATCACTTTGTTAAGTGGTCTAGCCCTGTTGAAGTTGTCGAGTTTGATGGAACACAAACCAAGCAGGTTAGCGTTCGCCAAGGAATCCAGCCCGCTAAAGATCAGCGCGGCGGCTCTCAACTCATCCGATGGGGCAACTGCTACATCTCAATAACCCATGAAGTTGATCTTTTTAAGAACTACCTCAACCAGAAAGACGGCATCTACCGTCACAGACTTTGCGTATATGACGATCAGTTAAACCTTGTCGGACTATCCAAAGAGTTCTCGTTCCTAGATTTCAGGATCGAGTTCTGCGTAGGGATTGCCGAATATAAAGGCGATCTGCTCGTTAGTTTTGCCGTAGCAGATAACGCCGCATTTGTATTAGTAACGCCACGCGTTATTATTGAGGATCTAATAGCGGAGGCGCTTGATGCTTGATGAACTTATCTATGCACTATCTAAAGACCCGTTCAACCCACAGTTAAACTTTGAGGTTGCGGTTGAGTACGAGAAGGCAGACCAGATAGCGAGCGCAGTTTCTTTCTATCTACGCACCGCCGAGTATGGCAAAGAGTGGGGCGATGTTTATGTTTATACCTCGCTGCTTAAACTTGCCAAATGCTTTAATGAACAGACAGACCGCACAACAACAGTTTCTAATTGCCTCATGCAAGCAATCGGCTACGACCCTGATCGCCCAGAAGGATTCTTCCTTTTGTCGCAGTTTCACGAACGCCAAGGCAACTGGCGCGAGGCTTGGGTTTATGCTCGCATTGGTCAGAATGTTTCAGGCGATGATTTTGGATATAACCCACTCCCAACAGATGTTGGCTATGTGGAATACGCCTTAGATTTTGAAGAAGCCGTTGCAGGTTGGTGGCTAGGTCGCAGAGATGAATCCATCAGAATCTTCAATGAGTTGCTTTCTATGGAGATCAGCGATGAGTACCGCCAAGCGATAGAGGCTAACCTTGCCATTATTGTTTGATATCGGTGCCAATCGGGGAGATGCAACAGTAGTTGCGCTCGCTCTTGGCTATGATGTAGTAGCCCTAGAACCTTCGCGGGTATATGCCGATCTTGTTAAGAACTTTATTTACAACCCTCGCGTGACCCCACTCAAGTTTGCCGCATCTGATAAAGATAACGAGCGCGTGGAGTTCTACGAGGCAGCAGAAGATGGGCTAAGCACCTTAAACAAGGATTGGCTGACTTCCCCAGATATGCCGTACAACGGCAAGCCATTTAGAACTATTCACGCCAACACGATCACGATAGATACTCTCGCCAAGATATACGGTGAGCCTGATCTCATCAAGATAGATGTTGAAGGCGCTGAGTGGTCGGTATTCAAGGGCATGATCTGTAAATACAAGATGCTTACCTTTGAGTGGACTCAGGCAACAATAGATGAACACCAAAAGCAGTTAGACTATCTGCGCGCTCTCGGATACACCGAGATAGCACCGCAGTTCATTGAACCGCACTTAGATCAACCTGATAAGTGGTACGACATAGATCAAGATTTATGGGCTTGGCGAGATGCACACGCTAAGGCTTGGGAAACAGATGGCTGGAAAAGAAACGAACTTAGACCAACTGCCGATGTAGGCATGATTTGGGTACGCTAATAAAGGAGAATAGATGGGCTTGTTAGATCGCCTAGCCGCTAAAGTAGCGGAGCAGATTACTAAAGCGCCAACACTTGCGCCTTCAGCATCTCCAGTCAATGTGAACGCTCTTACCAGCACCGATACTCAGCATTACAACGCTGATCCTATGTATCGTGATCCTATTCTTGGCAACGCACCATTTCCTGCCGCAGTACCACTATTTCCTAACGCGATTAACCCGCTTAATCCACGCACAAGCCGCCCTGATCCACGCCGTTATGAGTTCTTGGTTGCTCAGAACATCAACCTCTTCGAGAACCGCCTTGTACCATTTAAGACCCTTCGTGTAGCAGCAGATCAGATCGACATTCTTCGCCGATGCATCGAGGTAAGGAAGGCCAAGATTACTGGGCTAGATTGGGATATCGTTCTTAGCGATTCCGCTACTGAGCGTATTGTTGCCGAATCTGGTGGAAATCACCTACGCGCAATGTCTGATGCTCGCGCACAATTTGCGCCTGAGATCGCTCGCCTTCGCAAGTTCTGGGAAACACCTGACCCTGCCAACGGACTCACCTTCGTTGATTGGCTAGGAATGGCGCTAGAAGAGATTGATGTTCTTGATGCGCTCGCTATCTGGCCTCAATCTACAATCGGTGGAGAGATTCGCGGATTGCAGATCCTAGATGGCTCAACCATCAAGCCACTTCTTGATGATCGCGGTATGCGCCCTGATCCTTCAGTTGGCCCTGCTTACCAACAGATTCTTTTTGGCTTCCCACGCTCTGAATTCCACGCTCCAGTAGATGACGAAACCGCAGACGGTGAGTTCTCAAGCGATGAACTTGCTTACCTCATCCGCAATCGCCGCGCTAACTCCATTTGGGGCTACTCACCTGTTGAGCGCGCTTTGCCTATGGCTGATATCTACCTTCGCCGCCAGCAATGGATCAAGGGCGAATTCACAGATGGCGTTATGCCTAAATCTTGGCTTGAACTCCCAGAGTCAGCCAACCTCACACCTGAACAGATCCGCTACTACGAGAACATCTACAACGATGAACTTTCAGGGCAGACCGAGCAGCGCAATCGTATGCGTATGCTATTGCCGGGTGGCGTTCTCAAGTTTGAAGAAGGCTATTCAGAGAAGTTCTCAGATCGCCTAGATGATTACCTCATTACTTCGATCACAGGACACTTTGGCGTTCTTCCTACCGAACTTGGATTCTCTGCTAAGACTGGTCTTGGTGGCTCAGGTCATCAGCAGGGCGAGAAAGAAGCCGCAGAAGCAATCGGTATCACACCTACTGCCAAATGGCTCTCTCAGCAACTCTCAGCCCTTTCCTATCGCTGGTTGGGTATGCCACGCGAACTTGAATTCCGTTTGTCCTCAAATGATGCCTCGGATAATGAAGAAGCAGCCAAGCGCGATGATCTCAAGAAGCGTTCTGCTGGTATGACCGTTAATGAATGGCGCGATAGAAACGGATTGCCTCTTGTAGATACTGCTGAGGCAGATATGCCATTCCTCGTAGCAGGTCAGTCAGTCTTTATGTTCACTCCTGAAGGAATGGTTGCTGCTGGAACTTCACTTGATGAAAGCGGCGCTCAAGATGGCGAGCCAAGCGCAACAGAAGCGCCTGAAGCACCTGAAACTGCCGAACCAAAGGCTGAACCAGCACAAGAAGAAGTTAAGAAGTTTATTCGTTGGGTAAATCGCGGAACCGCTACCCGCGCATTTAACTTTGAACACTTAGACCACGCTTACGCTGAGGTTCTTAATAAATTTATTGATGCGAAAGACCTAGACGGCGCTCGTTGGTACGCTGAACGCTATTTGGGGTTGTAATGGAGTGGCATGGCGCGTTAGTGCGCCTATCTGCTAAACACGCAGAACAAATCCGCAAAGGGTTTAGAAGCGCATTTAACGCCGATGACATTACAGAGGCTTTCTTTAACGCTTTCCTTGGACATACAGAGGTAACAAATCAGCAAGCAAGAGATTGGGCGCGAGTTCATATCACGCCTAACAAGGCTGCACTTACTGCATCCCTTACACCGATCTATGCAGATGGTTGGGTTTTAGGTAAGACCGCAGCAGGGGTAATGATTAACCAACGCCTTACAAAAGCAGTAACACCTGTTTCTAATGTTAGCGTAGTTGATTGGAACACTTGGACACCCGGCAACCAAGCCGCCGCAACCCTAGTTAATCCTTCTGGTGGCTTGCAATCCCTCTTGGATGCTCGCGGTCTTACGATTGACGGCATTACCAACACATCATTAGACAGAATTGGTACGGTTCTTGGCAATGGTCTTGCTGATGGAATCACGCCTAGAGAAGTTTCCCGCCAGATCAATGATGTTATTAACGATCCTCAACGCTCGCTAACTATTGCCCAGACCGAAATGAGTCGCGCCGTAGTTCAAGCAGAACTCGCCCAGTACGCAGATTCAGGCGTTGAAATGGTCGAATGGCTAGTAGCCGATCCTTGCGAGGATTGCCAAGTCAATCTTGATGCTTCCCCTATCTCCATTGAGGAGGACTGGCCCAATGGAGATGCCCCGGTTCACCCTAACTGTATGTGCGATATAGCCCCTTATATCTCAGATACCTCATCTACTGCCGCCCCTACCGATGGTGGCGATACAACAGATGGTGGAGATTCAATCGATACTGGCGCTACTGATGGCGGCGATACAACAGATACAACAGGCTTCGCTAATGCCATCGATCTCGCATCTCAGGCAATAGCCTTGATGCCAGAAGCCGCACCTATCGCAGCGCCAGCAGAGTTCACCTTAGCCACGCCTGAGCGCGCATTTTCTCATTTTGTGGATATGCGAGCGATCACCAAGAACTCGCTAGGCACAGATTTACCGAACTTGCTTGAATCTCAGATCAATGCGGCTAAAAACTTAATTGCCAAAAATGATGTTTATATCTCAGGCAATCATTCGGTTTATGTCCAGCGCGGCCTTAAAGAGATAACCAGCGAGCAACTTGCCAATGTGTTTAAATCATTTAATGAAGCCCGCGACACTCTTCCCGAATGGCGCAAATTTAATGCAAGCGGAGTTGAACGCCCTTACACCCTTTATGTAACCCCTGAAGGAATGAAGGGAACAACCAATGCTTACACTTACTTGGGATCAGACAAGATTTGGTTAAACCCTCGAATGGTAAGAGAAAGCACAAAGGATCGCGTTAGCAATGGCAACTGGAGTATGCCAGCCCGCGACAAGGCTTCTTCACCTCTTACATATACACTTAGCCATGAACTCGGTCACACAATGGATAGCATCCAAAATGCTTACCGAGGAAGCATATCTAAATCAACACCAAAAGAAGCGCGGTTGTTGCTCTCAAGATATGGCAGAACTGCAACTGCTGAAGCCTACGCTGAAGTTTATGCAGAATGGGCGCTTGGAGATAGGACAAGTCCTTTAGTTGAATATTACGCAAACAAGTATGGATGGAATTTGTCTGCTAAAGAATACGCGGCAGAAACAACAGGAAGAGGAATTCTTCCAGTTTGGAAGGCGTAAATATGATCCTAGATGAAAACGATTATGACACCATGCCACAGGCTGAATTACTAAGCCGTTGGCTAGATGGCAATGAACAAGCAGGAAAGTTATATCAAGAACGCTACCCATCACAACAACAGGAGAAATAAATGGCACTAATCCAAACCAATAACACGGTAGGAACAACCGCTCAGGTTGTATTTACTATTCCAGCAGGAATTCGCCAGAATGTTCCTGTTTACATTGACAATCTTGATACTAACCCTATTTGGATTGGTGATGCTGGTATTACCACATCAGGTGCAACTCAGGGAATCAAACTTGCCGCAGGTGCAAGCCGCCAACTTTGGTGCAATGGTACGGATCAAATTTATGCCATCTCTGCTGCTGGTACTGGCGCAGGACTTGTTGTAGTAACCGCATCGGTCTAAGGAGAAAATATGGAAAGAGATTTCACCACCGCTTATGCCTCCATTCTCAAGTATGACGAGAATGAAGATGGAACACTTATGGTCTATGGCAACGCCACAGATGACTCATTAGACCTCGATCAGCAGATTTGCGACCCTGCATGGCTTGAAAAGGCTATGCCAGACTGGTTCACATCAGGTGGAAACATCCGTGAGATGCACGGCCCTAACGCGGCGGGAGTAGCCAAGGAATATGAAAACAAGAACGGCAAGCATATTATTGGTGTCCATGTTGTTGATCCTTTGGCAGTTAAGAAGGTTAAGACTCAGGTTTATCGCGGATTCTCAGTAGGCATTAAAGCCCCTCGCGTAGTACGCGACCAGAAAGCCGCTAACGGTCGAATCATTGATGGTTCAATCATTGAAGTTTCTCTAGTAGATCGCCCTGCTAACCCTAACGCTAAGTTGATTTTGGCTAAATCGGTCGATGGAGAAAGTTCGCTTGTTCAGGTTGAGGAAATGCACGATTTCAAAGCGCCTCTGCCTACACAGGTGTTCAAAAATATCAAGACCGAGAAAGGGTCAAAGATGGAAACAATTAAGCAGATCACGGAATTGGCTAAGTCTTTGACAACCGACACCGTGAAGTTTGACCAAGCAGCCTTTGATGCTGCTCGCCGCGCAGTTGCGGCACTCATTGTTGCTGAAGCCTCAGAAATGGGCGAAGGCGCAGATGAGAGTTATTCCCTAAACCAACTCGTTGAAGTCGCTAACCATCTTATTGCTTGGTATCAAGGCGAAGTTCAAGAAGGAGAAGCAGCACCTATGTCAGATATTGAACTCTCTGCCGAGGCAGAAATTGTAAAAGAACCAGATACCACTATGGGTTGCAAGTGCGATGGTTGCAAGTCCTGTAAGGGTTGCGATTCAAAGATGTGTTCTGGTCACATGGATTACGCTAAAGACTCACACAAGGAAATGGGAGCAGACAAGTCTGCTACTGGCAAGTGCCTTGAGTGCGGTTGCGATACACCGGGCGAAGCACATGGCCGCACCGATGTAACTACTGCCGAGATGATCGATCTTGGCGCTGAAAAGTCTGCTGAAGCAGATGCCCCTGTTGATGTTACTGCGATGATCGCAGAAGCAATCACAGAGCAGACTCCAGAAGTTTCTGAGGATGAAACCTCAGAAGATGAGGGTCTAAAAGCCCTTGTTGCAGAAGCCGTTAAGAGTGCTATGGAAAAGTTTGAAGCAGAGAAAGCATCTCTAGTTGCTGAAAAAGAGTCAGCAGTAGAGAAGGCTTTGAGTCTTGAAACCGAACTAGCAACGGCACTAGAAAAAACCGTTGCAGGTGGGCCAAAGCGCACCGCAACACAACTATCAACAGAAACTCAGAACGCGCATATTACCAAGGCTTTGCAGTTTAAGGCTAAGGCAGATGCTTCGACTGATCCTCTCCTCGCTCGCGGATACCTAGAAATGGCTGATGATGAATTCAAGGCCGCAGGTATCGGTAAGCAAACACTCTAAACGAAAAGGAAAATCATGCCTAACGCACAAGAAATGTTTGGCGCAACTGCGCCAAAGGACTTGGCTGCCAAGAATGAGGCTTTTGAAACTGCTCTAAAGTCAGCAGTTGCAGAGCCAAATCTTGATCCAATGTTCAAGCAGAAAGTAGATGCTGGACTTCCACAGGCTTTTGCTAAGAAGTCACTATCTGCTGATGGTGTTGCTGCTCTCAACAATGCTCTTGCGACTTCAACCGCAGACATTGCTAAGGATATCAGCCTTACATCACCACTTAACTCATCCTTCGCAGCCTTCGACCTCGAAGCACCTGCTAAGTACCTCGTACCAGTTCCAACACCACTTCGCAACAAGTTGCCTCGTACCAAGGGTGTCGGTACTGCTCACCGCATCAAGCGTATTACTGGATTCTCAAACGCCATCACAGGCGCAGCGAACATCCATCCGGGTATCACAGAAACAACGCAGAATAACTTTGCGGTCAATGGTTCTGCTAACCCACTCTATCTAAATCGTGGCCCAAAGATCTCTTATACTGCTGATGATAAGATTTTTGCTTATTCTTCATTCGGTCTAAGCGATGATGTCACATTCGATGCTCAGTATTCTGGTCTTGGATACCAAGATTTGATCGCTACATCTGCTCGTACACTCCTTTACTCAACAATGCTTGCTGAAGAGAAGATGCTCCTTATGGGTCGCGGAACTTCAGGTAACGGATTCTCTGGCGCACTTGCTGCTCCAACAATCACCGCTACTGCTCGTACTGCTGCGACAGGTGAAACACCTATCTCTGCTGGTACTAAGGTATGGGTCAAGGCTACATCTGATGCTGGCGCATTTGGTGACTCAGTTGTATCTTCAGTTGCTTCTGCAACTCCAGATGGATCAACTCAGGTTATCGATGTTGTCGTTTCAACTGCAATCGCTGGCGCTCTCGGATACAAGGTATTCTCAGGCGTAGGCGCTTCTGAGCCTGCTGATTCTGCAAAGTTCTATCAGGGTCGCACCGCTACTCTCAAGTTCACACTTCAGGGTACTCTTGCTACAACTGGCGATGTTGCTTCTGCACACGCTGCTGATACATCTGCTTATGGTGCTGGTTATGACGGTATCCTTGCTTATGTTCTTGGCGCACAGTCAGGTTACAACAACAACATCAACACAACATTCTCAACAAGCAATCCGGGCGTAGAGTTCCAGACTGCTTTTGCTGCAATGTACGCTAACAACCTTGCTAACCCAGATGAGATTTTCCTCAATGGTGCAGATCGCAAGCAGTTGTCAGACTCAATCAAGAATGGCTCAACCGCTAACTACCGTCTAAACCTCGCTCAGAATGAAACTGGCGATTATGTCGGTGGCGCAGTTATCGGCGCACTCCACAACGAAGTAACAGGAAAACTCGTAGATCTTACAGTTCACCCTTATCTTCCACAGGGCGTTGCTCCAATCCTTTCTTATGTCCTTCCATTCGAGAACTCAGAAGTTTCAAACCTCTGGGCTGCCGTGAATGTTCAGGATTACACATACCTCAACTGGCCTAAGATCCAGTTGCAGAACGAAGCATCAACCTACTATCGCGGAACATTCGTGTCATACGGCCCATCATGGTCAGGCGCAGTTTCAGGTATCAAGGCTGCTTAGTATCACAACGATTGAGAGCGCATCGAAAGGTGCGCTCTCTCTCACCTAGAGAGGGCAAATTATGACCAAGATGATTCCACCAAAGGGTATGACCAGCATCTCGATTGATACCCGTCATGGAAAGAAAAGCAAGTTTGTTGGCAAAGATGGATTGCTTGAAATCAAAGATCCTAAACTTGTCAAGAAACTCAAAGAAGAAGGCTTAGGCGTAGCGAGCGCAAGCGGCGTTATCCAAAACATTTCAGCAGTCGGTTTTCCTTGTAAGGCTTGCGGGTTCGGTTCATTCTTCAAAAAATGCTCAAAGTGCGGAGAAATAAATGGCTAATGCTTATTCCAATACAACACATCAGTTCTCCACCCCTTACCTGACCCTTGACGAGTTCAAGAACGCTCCTACCGCTATTGATATCTCTAACCTTGTATTCAACTCTCAAGATCCAGATGTGCAGGATGCCGAACTCTCTAATGTGATCGCCCGCGCCTCATCGTGGATTGACACCTATTGCAATCAGGTTCTTGCGGCTACAACCGAGAGCGAGAATATGCGCGCTCGCATCTACCAAGATGGAACGCTTCGCATCCATCCACGCTACAACCCTATTATTGCGCTTGTTGCTTTCAGTTATGGCAACCCAACCTCGCAGATGAACACAGTTCCCGATCCTTCTATTGCTTGGATCGAAGATCAGCAGATTATTATTCCTTGCGGAAACCTAGGCTTTAACTACTCCACACAAGGCCCACTTCAATTCGGACTTCCAGCAGGCCCACGCTTTGAGATGTTTATTAACCTCAAGTATGTGGCTGGATACGCCAATACAACCATTGTTACCGCAACTGCTGGACAATCTACCGTTGTAGTTGCAGATCCAACAGGAATCACCGCCAACTCAACCCTACGCATCTATGATGGCTTCAACTCAGAATTAGTTACAGTTGCCAGCAACCACACCTACGGAAACGCAACCGTAGCCCTTGCTGCACCATTGGCTTACTCGCACAACGCAGGGGTTTCAATCTCTGCCCTACCGCCAGCCATCAAAGAGGCTGCAATCCTCGTCACAACCGCCTTTCTCAAGGTTCGTGGAGATTCCTCAATGACTATGGGTATCTCAACTAGCGCATCACAAAGCACACCCGGCAAGGACAAACTCAGCGATGAGATTGCGCTCGCTAAAGAGTTGCTTATGCCTTACCGCAGGGTCAGATAATGGCAGTAGGTCGCAAAGAAGCCAGAGATACAATCGCTACCTTCATCAAGCCACCGCAGGTAGATGGTATCAATCAGGTCTTTACCTCGTTTCCTAAGCGTATTAACTTTGAGGTTAATGCCCTGCCTTCGCAGAGAAACCGTTGCGCTGCCGTAGTCTTTATTGAGTCGGAAACAGAAACTCGTATTGGCTTGGGTGGTTATACCGCCGCAGGTGTGGCTACGGGTATCAAGAAAGTTGATTACTCAGTAGCAATTCAACTTTTCCACCATTCTCTAGAAAACAATGCTGAAGATGCTATGGCTGACTTTGATAATGTCATAGACAACCTTAAGAACCGCCTCCGCTCAGATCATCAATTTGGCGATAAGTCGGGCGTACTTGTATGGCAAGCAGCAGAACCAGTCATTAATACTTCTTACGGCGAGCCAATGTCTAGCAACGGTACTGCTACCGAAACTTGGGCAGTTGTGAGATTTGATGTTACCCAAGTTATCAACGCATAGGAGCAATCATGCAGTTCACTTACAACGGCTCAGATGAGCGAGTTTTCCCAAGTATCGCAGTAACAGTTAAACCCGGTGACACCTTTGAGGCACCTGAAGATTTCAGCGCAGCAAATGTTTCATCAAAGTCCACCAAGTCCAAGCCAACAGTAGGAGATGAATAATGGCACTAGCACAACCATCCGTTAAGTCGTATTTAGGCGTTGCCCTAGAAACGACAAAAGGAACACCAGTAACGGCTACAAATTTTGTGCCAGTTACCATGAACAGTTTTAAGCCTGTTGATGTAATCGCACCTCTTTATGACACAGGGCTTCGTGGCTCACTCGTTGAGAACTACGCCTATGTTCAGGGCCGCCGCCACACAACCGTTGATTTTGGTGGGCCAGTCTTTGCAGACACAATCGGCTACTGGGTTGCAGGTATCCTTGGCGATGTAACCACAACAGGTTCATCAGCCCCTTACACCCACGCTATTGCGGTTAAGAACGCCGTAGGAACAACAGGCGATGCTCAGCCAAAGGCTCTCACCATCACAGACTTCTACTCAGCGAACACTCGCCAGTATCCGGGTTGCCAGATCACCGATCTTGGTTTGACCTTCAACGCTGACGGAATGTTGGAATACGCAGTAAAGGCTATGGGCTTCCCATCAGTTACTACAACTGCTCCAGCCCCATCGTTCTCAACAGTTCTCCCTACTCAGGTATGGACTGGAACCGTAACAATCGGCGGCTCAACAGTTGGCTACACACGCACAGGAACTCTTGATCTCTCGCGCAAGTCAGAAGCAATCTGGGGTCTAGCCAATACCCAATCTCCATATCAGGTATTCCTTGGCGCTCTAACTGCTAAGGGCAAGATCACCTTTGTTATGCAGGATGATGCAGAACTTACTCGCTACATCACCAACACTCAGCCAGCCCTTACCTTCAACTTCTCAACAGGTAGCGGATCAACTGCAACTCAGGTTCAGTTCACTATCTCAAAGGGCGCTTATGTAACTGGTGCGATTGAGCGTAACGCTGATTATGTTGAAGTAACCGTAGATATCGAAGGTCTTGGAAACACAACAGATATTGGCGCAACTGCTGGATACTCACCTGTAAAGTTCACTTTGCAGAACGCTCTCCCAAGCGGAACATTCCAGTAACCGATAGAATCCCGCTAGGAGAGGCCGCCTTCCCCTCTCCTAGTCGGGCTATTATTGCGAAGGCACATTGGAAGGAAACCAAATGTCAAAAAGTATTACTCTCCCATCAGGTAACACCGCAGTATTGCGCGACCCATCAACCTTACGCGTGAAAGATCGCAAAAAGGTTGTAGCGGCGGCAAACAATCAAGAAGGCCTGCTTCAGGCTATGTCTATGACTGATGGTTTGATCGCAGTTCTTGTTGAGTCATGGTCGTTTGATCTTATTATCCCATCAATTCATATTGCTTCATTGGATGAATTGACTATGCCTGATTACGATTTCTTGGCAGCAGAAGCGGCTAAGGCTCAATCTGGAATCTTCCCAGACTTCTCGGATACTCCAGCCAATCAGAGCAACCCTGATAGCCCTTTAGGAAACTTGAACGCTTAAAGTGGATTTTAGAGGGTAACCCGTCTAGCGAGTTATACGATTATCCATACGAAGAATATTTATACTATTTGTGCGCCAAAGAATTCGGCTGGACTCCACAGGAAACAGATGAACAACCTGCTTTTATGGTGGATTGGATTCTTAAAATACTCAACATTGCTAGGGAGATCGAAAGTGGAAATCAGCAATAACATCCCTGAAGTAATGCGTAGAGTGATTGAGGCTGAAAAGAAAATTGATCGTGGCGCTATGTTAGCCCGTGATGAAATGATGACTCAACTTATTCAGTTATCTAAAGAAGAGATTAAAGGCAAACGCAGATCTGGCGAAAAGGCTGAAGTGGGTAAGCCACCTAAAAACCGCACAGGTAACTTACGCCGATCTATTAGAGGCGAAAAAGAGCGTGAAGGTTTTGCCACCTATTCAGCCATAGTTGGCCCAACGATTATTTATGGTCGCAGGGTTGAACTTGGCGGAGGCAACTGGCCTAAAGGCACAAAATTCCCATATATGAAACCTGCATGGGAAAAGTTCAGACCATTGGCAATTAACATCGTTCGCAAACACTTGGCTCTCTAGGAGGCATCATGGCAGAGTTCTTTCCCCCAGTAATCTTTGAGATCAAGGCAAAGGCTACCGAGGCTATTGCATCATTTGGAGAAGTCAATAAAGAACTTCTTAAGATGGAAAAGAATGGCGTTATTGCTAGCAACGCTCTTGGCAAAATGCAAACCGCTTCCAAGTATGCCGGAACTGCGCTTCTTGGACTTGGTGGGGTTTTTGGTGCTTTTGCCATATCAAGCATTAAGCAATTAGACACAGTAGAAACTGCTCAAGCAAAACTTTCGGTTGCCATCAAAGATACTGGCGTTAGTTTTGATGTTGCCAAGCCTTATATTGATCGCGCTGATGCCGCTATGCGTAATCTTGGATTTACTACTGCTGATACTTACGATGCTCTTGGAACCCTAACTACTGCAAGCCGTAATCCTAAAACTGCTCTTGATACTTTAAGCGCTGCGGCAGACCTTGCTCGCTATAAGCAAATATCTCTTGCTGATGCTTCAACGCTATTGGCTCGCGCAACTATTGGTCAGGCTAAAGGTCTTGGCGATCTTGGCATTGCTATTGGTAAGACATTACCAAAGGGTGCTTCTCTTGAACAAATCCTTAAAGCGGTTGAAGATCGTACTCACGGTTCGGCAAAAGCCTTTAGCGAAACCCTTGCAGGGGGATTGCAAAAAGCGCAAGCCAACTTCCAAAACCTTGAAGTTAATGTGGGAACCAAATTAGTTCCAGCATTAAATAATGTAATTAATTGGATCAATGACACAGGCATTCCCGGTCTTAATGGTTTCTTTGGCGTTATTAGCGACAATAAAGGCGTGGTGGCTGGTTTAGTTACTGCTCTTGCTGGAATCTGGGCAGCACCAAAAATAATTGGAATTATTACTGCAATTAGATCTATCATTGCCGAAATAAGTCTTTTAAGAACGGCTGCTGCTTTAGGTGCAGAAGCAGAAGCAGTATTGGGATTTACTGCCGCGCCCGGATCAATGCTTAAATTACTTTTGGGTGGTACTGCTGGCGTTGCTACTGCCGCTGCCGCCGTAGCGGCAGTAGTAGGTGTTGGAATTTATAGCGCAGAAAAAGAATCAGCCAGAATAGATGCAATGCCAGTCAGACCTACTATTGGTGGCAAGGCTGGCGCGGCTGCTATGGCAGGTTATCAACAACAATTAGCCGATTGGAAAAAAAGACACTCTGCCGTTATTACCGATCCAGACCGCGACAAATATTCTGGAACTGGAAGTATCGATAGTGGATTAAAACCAACCGTTATTGCAAGTGCTTCTAAAACTAAAAAAACTTCTATCAGTAAAAGTAAAAAACTTACAGTTGGTGGAACATCTGGTGGCGTACAGGTAAATGTTTATGTAGATGGAACTAAACAGGCTGCTAAAGTTTCCACCCAAAATCAACCATTAGGGAAGCCATAATGACTCTAAGCACATATCAATTTCAATTTAGAGGTACAGTATTTGGCGCTGGAACTCCTTACATTGTTGAAAGTGTTGATGGCTTAGGCACTCCTGCCATTCGCGTTCAAGATGATAACCGAGGCTACATTGACGGAGCGTACTCAGGTCGAGATTTTTATGAGGGTCGCACCGTTACTTTTAATATGCTTATTATTGGCGATTCAACAAAAAGCGCCCAAGCCTATTACCGTGATTTCAGATATGCCGTTACCCCACAGGTTCAAGGTCTTTACCCTGACCCATATCAGGGTTCTCAGCCTTCAGATACAACTCTTAACCTTTTCCAGTTTCAGTTAAATTCTGAGTCATATACAGATACAACCGTTACTGGCATTAAGCGTATGTGGGGGCGCGTTCGCAATATTACAGTTCCAGTTGATCCAGATTACACATTTGGTTACATTGCGATTCAAGTTGAATTTTACTTCCCAGATCCTCGCTATTATGACGATACCGCCAAAACCGCGAGCGGAACTACAAATGTGGCTTTGGCTAATAATGGATGGGCTTACACCTGCCCTGCCGTAACTATTGCAAGCCCTAATTCAAGCGGAGCAATTTGGGATACCATTACAGGCTATCGTATGAATTTCTCCAATGTGAATACTTCTTATCCGCTTGTAATTGATCTCTTACAACGCACCATTACCCAGAATGGCAATCCAGCGCGAAATACTTTGCTTTCTTTTGACAATGTAACTTCAGGCGCGCTTACTGGTGGTTGGTTGTCTATCATGGGCAACTACACCCCTCTCTGGTCTAGTACGCTTGGTTCTATGGCTATTACATATAGGAACTCTTACATCTAATGCCTATTCAGGATTACACCTATGTAACAACACAACTTTACCAATCGGGTTCTACTGCCAACCCTGTTATTGCTGAGTTGCCTTTTACTCGCGTGAATTTTACTTCTCAGTTGTCGAGTATTGGCGCGTTCTCTGGTGAGTTATTACTTTCAGGTGTTAATGCCTATGCAATGAATGTTGAGGCTGGCACAACACCCGGCAAGGTAATTCTTTGGGTGTTGCATGGTGGAGTTCCTGTTTGGTCTGGCGTAATCTGGAACAGAGAATACGACTCTGATACTCAGATAATGAAGATCAATGCGCAAGAAATGCTTTCTTATTATCAGCATCGCCGCATCTATAAGTTCACAAGTTCTAGTTATTATCAGGCAAATGCTGGCGGTACTGGCGTTGGCGGTCTTGTTTATGGAAACCTCAGCACCAATACTGGCGTTGATCCGCTTGTTATGCTTACCGATTTATTGGCTGGCGCTAATGCAATCAGTCATGGCAATATCGGCGTTACCTACTCAGGGCCATCGTCATCTAGCGGTGTGGCTATTCGCTCATTTTATGATTTTGAGATTAAAAGTGTTTATCAGGCTTGGAAAGATTTAGCCACCAGTTCCACCTTTTTTGATTTTCTTATTAAGCCATCTGTTTCAAGCGGTTTGCTTTACAACACATTAGTGGCAGGCACTCCTATTATTGGCGCTACTTATAGCGGCTCATCTACAAGTTCCCTTAATTTTGAATTCCCCGGCAATATTGTTTCTTATTCTTATGCAGAAGATGCTACCCGCGTTGGTAATAAAGTCTTTGGTCTAGGATATGGCGCAAACAACAACCGCCTCATTGCCAATTACTATGACCGTTCTAAGATTTACGGTTCAAACACTTGGCCTCTTCTTGAAGAAAATTCAAACATGATTGATATTGTAAGTATTGATCTTCTTAAAAACACCACCATAGGAAAATTGCTTGCTATTGGATATCCTCCAACAACCATGCAAATTGTTATTCCTAGTTATGTTGATCCCTACCTTGGCGCTTATAGCGTAGGCGATCAGGTTAAAGTTCTTATCAATGATGATCGTTTCCCTAGCGGTATAGCAAGCACCCCAACTGCATCGGCTACCGTTTATTCAGATGGTGGCGTTCTTCCCACAACTGGATCATCTTCGATCTACCGCATTGTGGGCATAGATGTTCAGCCCGGCGAGAATGGCCCAGATCGCGTTACACTTACCCTCAACCTCCCACTAGCAACCACTTTAACGGCGGGATAAAATGAGTTCAGTTAATCTGCCAGCAAGTTTGTTTGATATGTTTCAGGCGATCAATGATCGCTTGAATCGTCTTGAATTAGGTTATAGCGGCCCACAGGCTTCAGCAGATGCAGCGCAATCAACGGCAGTAAGCGCGCAAAGTGTTGCAAGCCAAGCCACCACCGCAGCCCAATTCGCTAACACCCAAGCCACTACCGCTATTGCTCTTGCTGGTACAAAAAATACAGTTTTCTATTCAGGAACCGCTCCAACCGCTAATGCAGTTAATGACCAATGGATCAATACGGCTCAGGGAAATAAACTTTATATTTGGAATGGCAGTAGTTGGGTTAGCGTTCAAGATACTGCTATCGCATCAGCGCAAGCGGCATCAGCATCAGCGCAAGCAGCCTCGGTTGCGGCTCAAACAACCGCTAATGGCAAGAACGCTATTTACCGCCAAGGCACAACACCAACAACCCCATATACAGGGAGCACATTTCTTGTTGGTGATATGTGGTTTAACACATCTGCCGATAATGCTATTTCTACTTGGAATGGAACTTCGTGGGGTTCTAACGCTTTAGGTAATGGTGCTATTTACGCCAATCTTTCTGCTAATAAAATTACATCAGGAACTATCGATGCAAGCGTAATTAATGTATCTAATATCAATGCTGGCAATATCTCAACAGGCACATTGTCGGCCGCTCGCATTGCTACGGGTTCTTTAAATGCAAGCGTGATTACTTCAGGAACCATTACTGCTGCTCAAATTAGTTCAGGAACTATTACCGCTTCTCAAATAGCCACAGGCACAATTACTGCTACTCAAATTGCTGCTGGAACAATTACTGCTACTGAAATCTCATCATCTTATGTCTATGCTGGAACAATTCAAGCAACCCAAATATATGCAGGAACGCTTACGGGATTCACCATCGATAATGGAAGTGGAACTTTCTCGGTTTCCTCAGCAGGAAATATGGTTGCTACTTCTGGGCATATCGGTAACTGGTATATCACGGGTGGAAACCTTACAGATAGTTCGGGAACCTCAACGGTTTTATCTGCTACTGGCGGCACAATGCTTTCAGGATATGGAACTGTTGTATCGGGTAGCGGTGTTTATGTTGGTAGCGGTTCTTATGCGGTTTCTCTTACAACAAGCGGTATTTCTACAACTGGATCACTTTCTTCGGGTGGTACTGCGGACATTACTGGCAATCTTCAAGTTCATGCAATGACTCCTTACAACAGTTCAACCGATTACGCCGTTTGGTGGAGATCGTCTAATGGTAGATTTTATTACAATTCATCTTCACGGCGATATAAAGAAAATATAGAAATTGATAATACTGGTTATCTTTCTGCCCTTGTTAAACTTAATCCAGTAAGTTTTACATATAAAGCAGAAGTATCCGATACCCCAAATGTTAAACAATTTGGTTTAATTGCAGAAGATGTTGATTTAATTCCTGAATTAAAACCAATGGTTACTTACAATAAAGATAATCAACCAGATGCTATTGCTTATGATAAATTAGGCGTATTCACTATATCGGCATTAAAAGAAATCAATAACCGCTTAACTAAGTTAGAAGGCAAATAATGGAACTACCTATTGATGGAGTATTAAAAGAGATGCGCGATATTATTGGGGTACAAGCCCAAGAAATTGCACTTCTCAAAGCAACACTTACCGCCCTGCAAAATCCACCCGCGCCAACTTACACAACGGCAGTCACCGACAAGCCCGATGTGATAGGAACGCAGGGAATCAAACCATAACCGAAAGGTGCAACCTTGTTCACTAATGTAAATGCCGCCACAATCATTTACTCGTATTTTTTTGTATTTGCGGCTCTGCTCGCAGGTATGGGGATGATCGCCAAGCACACCATTTCTAAACACACAGAAGAGTTAAAAGAAAAACTCACTCGCATTGAGTACGCTCTTTACAATGATGGGCAGACTGGTCTTATTAACAAGGTAGATGCTTTGATTGAAAATCAGCAAATTATTAAAATTGATGTTGAGGTAATGAAGGCTAAATATGAATCTGAATAAGCGCTTAATGTGGAAATTGATTTCTATATTTCGAGTGTGGTTTCAGACATTTCTTACTATTGAAATTGTCTTACATATTAAAGATGTTATTAACGGCGCTATTTTATGGCAGGTCTGCCTTGGGGCTTTTGTTCCAGTTATCATTCGTTGGGCTACCCCACAAGATCAATTCCCAGATGAGAATTTAAGATGACGGATGCACACTCTGAGCATTTAACGCTTCACATGATTACCAATGTTCCTGAACACGCGCCACGAACTGACGATCCTCATTACAATATGTTTAACGAGGCTAAGGCTCGCATCAAGCGCCAAGGGCTTTGGAAGTGTGTAGTCAATGACGATCTCTGTTCGGGCGAAGCCGAACTCCACCATTCCACCATCGAGTTCTCTCAGATTGAAAACACCGATCCCGTTAAGGTGGCTCAGGCGTTTGGGTTGCATTTTGAAAATGATGAGGATTTCCAAGCGTGGATTGAATCGCCGGGCAACCTAGAAGTTCTTTGTGTAGCCCACCATCGCACACATTTTGGTATTCACGCCATCCCCGCACCGCTTTGGGATGCGCTAAGATTTAGAAAGGCTGGCACATTACCAGCCGCCGAACATATCTCAGGAGATGACAATGGCAAGTAAAGTTAATTTCAAGATCAGCAAGTCAGAAGCAGCATACATCGAGCATTACTTCTACGGCATCCTTGCCGCAGGTCTTGCTGCACACGAAATCGCTCCACACGATTCACTCAAGGTAGTTGCAGGTAAAGCGATTGTTGGCGGCTTGCTCGCCCCGATCCTTGCTCGCGTGAACCCTAAGTCACTCGTTAATCAGATTGATGAAGTAACAGGCGCGCCAGAAGCGCTAACTGCTCCAATCGTAACTGCCGCCCTTGCGGATGCTCAGAAGATTGTTGCAACCGAAACAACTAAGTAATTTGTAAGGAGGGCTTGTGGCAAACGCTTTAGATGTTGTTCACATAGCGCAACAACAAGTAGGTTTTATTGAGGGGCCGAATAACCAAAACCCTTACGGGGAATGGTACGGAATTCCTAATGCCGCCTACTGCGCTATGGGCGTTTCTTGGGTCTTTGCTCAAGCCAATCTCTCGCATCTTGTAGCCGCGCAAACTCCAAAGGGCTTTTCATATTGCCCTGCGGGGTTGGCGTGGTTTCAGCGCAACGGGCAGATTGTCGAAAAGTATTCGGCTCAGCCCGGTGATCTAGTTTTTTATTCGTGGGGTTCAGGCGTTGCCGATCATGTTGAAATTGTAGAAGCGGCAAGCCGTGATGGAATTACCGCAATCGGATTTAATACTGGGCCAGACAAATCATCGGGCAATCCTGCTAACGGTGAGGGATGCTTTAGGGTTCATCGCCCATATCTTTATGTCATGGCGATCGCTCGCCCTGCCTACACAACAACTTTAAAACCTGCTCAATCTTTAGGCACAAATAAATTCGTAGCAGGGGGCGTTGCAGGGGCTACCGCCCTTGGCGCAGGTGGCGTAGCCGTTACCCACAACTCAAGCCCTGCCACAACCAAACCAACCACTACCTTTTCCGCGCCCGCATGGAACGCAAGCGATTTCAAACCGAGCAGCAAGAGTGCTGCGGTGCTTGCCGTTGAGAAGGCTCTATTTAAGGCTGGATTGCTCCCACAGGCGTTCCAAAATAGCGGCTGGTCAGATACTCAAGCCTATGCCGTAAAAACCTTCCAGAGTGCCAATAAACTGCCAATTACGGGCATCAATCAAGCCACCTATACCGAACTAATGAAGAAGTTGCCATGATCCGATTAAAATTGACCGACCCAAAGGCTTTGACTCTTGCCGCAGGTACAGGCATGACCGCTTGGGGTGCTACTGGATTTTCTACTGATATCAAGAAAGTGTTGATGTTCGTTGTGCCTTCGTTTATGGGAGGCGCTGCCGTTCCCCACAATCCAACAAGCCAACCAAATATCGCACCCGAATCTCACATCATCACGCCGTATCAAAACAACCTCACCGAATAACTTTTACCATTCAACACACCCTCACCTAATTGGTGGGGGTCTTTTTTGTTTGTTACCCTTCTCTCAAGGGGAGGTTTAACTATGGCATTAGCCGATACATTAGCAACCGTTCGTTATCAATCTAAATTATGTCCTGTTGCCACTATCTATTATCAGTTAAACGATGAGGATAAAAAAGCATTTGATGGGGCAATAGAAAAGAAAATATCTACCAATGGTCTATTGACCGCACTTCAAAAAGAAGGATATTCGATTGCTTGGGCAAGTGTGAACAGGCATCTCAAAAAGATTTGTAAGTGTGCCAAATGAGCCTAAAAGACAACCTAGAGCCTGATCCGCAGATTGCCGATCTTCGCAAAGCCCTACTCAACACACAGAGGCAGTTAGCCAATGTCAAGAAGAATAAAGATGATTTCACCGCCGCCGTTGTCCAAGCCGCGCACGATGCAATGCTCTCGGCTGGCCCAGTACCGCCAGTTCCTACACCTAAAAAAGATTCGCGCGCTAAGAAAGCGGAAGTTGCGCTTTTACACTCGACCGACTGGCAGTTAGGCAAGCAGACTCTTACCTACAACTCCAAAGAGGCAGAGCGCCTTATTAAGCAATCCATTGATAAAACTATCCGCATCACCAATATTCATCGTCAAGATCATCCCGTTAAAGAGGTTGTTCTTATGCTCGGTGGAGATTTAATTGAGAATACAACAATATTCCCCTCACAGGTGTACGAAGTCGATAGCGATGTAATGAGTCAGTTCGTGGATGTTTCGCGTATCCTCATTGACATTACGCGCACTCTCTTGGCGAACTTTGAGAAAGTAACCGTAGTCTGTGAACCCGGCAATCATGGTCGTATTGGTAAGTTCGGCGAACTCCCTAAAGACATTAACTGGGATAAGTTGGCTTATATGTTTGCAGGGCAAGCCCTAGCCGATGAGAAGCGCCTTACTTGGCAGATGACCAAGGAAGATATCCAGCGCGTTCATATCCCAGATCCAACGGGCAAGAGTGAAGGCTACAAGGCTCTGCTCATTCATGGTGACGAGATCCGTTGGGGAACCGCCTCAACGATTGTCAGATTCGCCGATCGCTGGAAGTCTGGCGCGTACAAGTTCTTCGATGAGGTCGAGCAGATCACCAAGGGCTTTGACTTCAGGGATCTCTACATCGGTCACTATCATCAGCATCAATCTTGGAACATGGCTAACGGGGAAGGTTCCGTGTTCATGTCTGGGGCGGTCGAAACGGGCAACAGATACGCCCGTGACCTCCTAGCATCTAACGGTGCAGCCTCTCAGCGACTCCACTTCGTAGATCCCTCTAAGGGGCGTGTGAGCGCCGAATACAGGCTATGGCTGGAATAGCAGTCCTCTACGGGGTGACGATAGCCCTCTGGGTGCTGATAGCCATATTCACAGGGATCTTCTAGCCAAATCGGACATATCCCCCGAAAGGGGGGTGGTTCAAAATTTTTTTTAATTTCTTGCCAAAACGGTCTTTTTTGCCCCCAGATGGGTTTATAGTTATGCCATGAACCAAACGGTTCTAGATTCTGGAGGGAATCAAAATGGCAAAATCAGCAACCTGCAAAAACTGCGGAACTCAAGACCTTACATGGCGTAAATCGTCTAAAGGTAATTGGTATCTATGCGAACCTACACAGGTTTCTACTTTAACTCATGGCAACTTTGTCGTTATTCCAACTGCACATTATTGCGCAGAAGTTGTAACTGCCGAACCTAAAAGCCATGAACGCATTGCGATTGAGATTAAACACTTACAAACTCTTAAGAGTGAATTCCCTGAATCGTGGACTCAAACAGATGAATATAAACTGCTTAAACTACTTTCACAGATGGCATAACTTACAAAACAAAATAGCCCCTACTCTTCATTGAGTGGGGGCTTATTTGCGTTTCAGGGGGATGCAGATTGTAGGCTTAATTATCGCCGTCTAGCAAATCCTCGCCAGTCAAAGCGATCTCAGATGCCTTCATAGTTTCAATAGCCTCGGCAAAGAGTTTTGTAGCGCGATTGCAGATATCGTCTAAATGGTCAGGAAAATTCTCGCTGGATTGAATCTCCACCTCAAGATCATAGACACGCACGACAACTGAAATCATGGGGAAAAGAATAGCGCAAACACACCTTACAAGATTCTTGCTTTTTGTCGGTGGCTACCCCTACCCTGTAACCAATGCCAATCTCGGCAGATTAACTGGAGGTAAAGATGGCTGAATGGACTGTAACTCTTGATAGCAAAGAGTGGATGAAACTGCTTGATGACATTAAGTATTCAAATCCAAAATCTCATGCACTACTTGAAAAGAACATCAAAGTAACGGAGGAACAAAATGGCTGAAAAAGAAATTCACCCTTTAGCAAAAATGCTTGAACCTTTTGCTCCCAATGAAATAAATCAAATCCCTAAAGGTGGACTAAAACTAGATTATGTTGGTCATGCTGCTCTTACTAAGCGACTACTTGAAACTGATTTGAATTGGTCGTGGGAACCTTTTGCAATAGGCGAAGATGGTTTGCCTAAGTTAGATGAACGCGGTGGTTTGTGGATACGCCTAACAGTTTGTGGCATTACTCGTATTGGTTATGGTGATTCTGGAAACTCAAGGGGAACACAAGCCATTAAAGAAGCCATTGGAGATGCGTTGCGTAACGCTGGTATGCGTTTTGGCGCGGCGTTAGATCTATGGCACAAGGGAGATCTATTTGATCTTGCTGAATCGCGTGGCGATGCAAAGTACAGTATGCAAAAAATTGCGCGCCGTGAAGAACAAACAGTTGTAGCGCCCACTTACACAAAAGAACAAGAAGAACTTGCTGCTGAAGCATTAGATCAGATTCCTGATATTGATTCACTTCCGCAACTTAAACTCCTTTACGATGGCGCATTGGCTGCTGGTCTTGTCAATGTTCCTGTTAATGGCAATACTGTTGATAAAGCAGTTAGAAGCCACAAGCGAGCATTAGAAAAGAAAGCATTGGAGGCAACCAAGTGAGCATGATGCATTTACTACCTAGCGCAGAGCGTTCGCGCCGTTACTATCAAGTTCGCGCAGTTGTTCGCGGAGTTTTCTGGACTGCTTTCTTTATTGGAGCGATCACCTTTATCAACATCATCACGGGAGTTAAATACTAATGATTACTCCACAACAAGTTGAGAAGCGCCTCTTCGATCTATCTAAGGAGATGGATGAGGCCCACGCCGATCTCGTAGGGGCAGAACAGGAATTTCATTCTGCCTCAGCACATTACGAAGTTGCGATGGCTAAGGCTCGTATGAAGAATTCACATACTGATCTAAAGATGACCGCAACTATGCGCGAGGATCAGGCTCTTATCGAGAACGAAACCATGCATCTGCGTTTAGCAATCGCTGAAGCATCTGTTAAGGCTTGCCGAGCAAATGTCAATCGAATCCGAACACAGGTAGATATCACTCGATCAATTAGTTCATCTATCAAAGCCACATTGGAGTTGTAATGGCGGCTTGTGCAATATGTTCACAACTGAACAAAAAATTGCATAAGTGCAGTTACAAATCACATCGAGTTTATGTCTGCACAAAATGCACGATTGATTTCAATAGTTTATTAGAAGTGGAGGATTCAATAAATGGACATTATCAAGACACTCACAACTGCGCTTAGGGATGCAGATTCTCAAAAAGAGCGTTCGGTGCAGGTTGAACTTGGGGCTTCATCGGTTGGAGGTTGCCGCGCTCAGGCTTGGCACATTCTTAATCAGACCCCAACAACCAATCACGATACCGAATCTCTAGCAGCAATAATGGGTACGGCAATGCACTCCGCTATCCACGATGCGTTGAAGGCTCACGATATTTTTGGGGATGATTTCATCCTTGAAGAAGGATTTAGTGATGAGTTCTTCAAAGGTCATTGTGATTTCTACTCTCGCAAGGCAGAAGCGGTATTTGATTTCAAGACCGTAACACTTGCAAAGATGGCGAAAGGTGGGCTGCCTACAAAGCAGCAGAAAATTCAAGTGAACATTTATGGGAGTTTGATCGCGCAGCAATACCCAGTTAAAACTGTTGGCTTGGTATTCATTCCGCGTGATGGCAAGTTCTCAGATATACAGGTATGGCAAGCAGACTACGATCCAAAGTTAGTTGAGGAAGCCCGCACTTGGGTTTCTGAAGTAAAAGCGATGACCTCCCCACCACCGCCAGAAAATTCGGCTAAGTTTTTTTGCAGTTCATATTGCAAGTTTTATGACCCTACTGGAGAGATTGGATGTGTTGGCAAGTGAGAGAAATTAATATCAAAGGAACGGATTGGGCTAGGGCTAATTGCCGGGGGCTTAATACTGAGATTTTTTATCTAGAAGAAAGTGATCTGATCCAGCGCCAGTTAGATAACAGATCAGTTCGTAAGGTTTGTTTCACCTGCCCTATTCAGAAAGATTGTTTAGCGGCTGGCATGGAGGAAGAGTTTGGAATCTGGGGCGGCTTTACTCGTAGAGAGCGCACAAAGATTCGTAACGAACGACTCGCCGATCTTGAGATGAACCCAGTTCGCCGCGATCTTGCGGATTTTGGTATTACGCTAGATGAAGCAATCAAGGGAGTCGCATGAAAACTATTCTTCAAGAAGCCGAAACCGCTTTCATTACAGTTCACGAATCGTTCTGTTTAGAGAAGGATTTGAAGAAATGCCATCTAAATCATTACGATCTCATAAAACGCTTGCAAGATTACGAGAAAGGCATTGAAGCCCGGATCAGGTCTGAGATTGCTGGCGATCTAGAACAGGCTAGAGATTTCTTGGTTCTGACAAAAGATCCAGAAGAAGGAACTGCGGCTATGTGGATTAAGTTTGCTTTTGATAAAGCGGTTGGATTTCTAAAGGAAGAAAAATGACTTGGATAAAAATTGATGACACTCTTCCCAACAACCCAAAGATTCTGCCGTTGTCGGATGGCGCGTTTAGGCTCTACATTGAAGGGCTTTGTTACGCCAATCAGTACCTCACAGATGGTTTTCTAACTGATGCGGTTTTGCTTCGATTAGATTCCAACAACAATCGCAGAGAACTTGTTGAGGCTTGTCTTTGGATTGAGTGCTTAGGCGGTATGCAGATTAACGATTACACCGAGCATCAAACTGCCAAATCTGAGGTGGAGAAGAAGCGCGAGCAGAACAAAGAGCGTTCGTCACGCTATCGGTCACGCGTTACTAACGCTGAAGTAACGCATCCAGAATACAGAATACAGAATACAGATACAGAAATAACTACACCATCAAACAAGTTTGATGAGTTCTGGTCTGTTTATCCAAGAAAAGTCGGAAAGCGCGATGCTGAGAACGCTTACAAGCGGGCGCTCAAGATTGCTACCTCTGAAGAAATCTTTGAAGGAGCCAAACGCTACGCATCTGATCCGAACCGAGTAGATCAATTTACGGCTCATCCTGCCACTTGGCTGAATCGCGGGTCATGGGGAGATCAACCACTACCCCCTAGAACGCCTCAGAATGGCGCTAGAGCCGTTATTACTACCCCAACCGTAGTTCCACCTAGGTACACCGCAGAAGATGCCCCACAGGGCGCTCCAATGCCCGAATCGGTAAGGGCGCTTTTGGGTCGTTTGGGCGATTTGCGCGAGTAAGTAATTTATGTCACCATTTTCTGTAAGAGTTACAAGATCAGGGGGATCAAATGCAAACTCTTCGCATACGCAAGGCAAGTGATGTAAGTCTTGGCGATGTGATCTATTGGAACGGTCAGCACTTCACCGTGACTGAGATAGACACAGACCGCTTTGGGCGCGAACTTCACTTACAAGAACCAACAGGTCGAACAACGGTCAAGTTCTTTGCTGACTACGAAACTCTCAGTATTGAATCGTGATTAAGTTCTCCGTTGATGGTACGCCCGTACCGCAAGGGAGCATGAAACATATCGGGGGCGGCAGAATGATTCATTCCCGCGCTACCGAACTTGCGACATGGCGCGCTCTCATTGCGAACGCGGCGAAGGCAGCAGGTTGCAAGCCCATTGAAAGCCCTATAATTATTACTATGGTTTTCCGCTTGAAGCGCCCTAAAACGGTCAAGCGTGAACACCCAACGGTAATGCCAGATGTGGATAAACTGGCGCGAGCCGTGAACGATGGCCTCAGCGGGGCTGCTTTTCAGGATGATGCTCAGGTAATCCGCATGACTGCCAGCAAGGAATATTCAGATACGCCGGGTGTGGATATCGAGATTTCAGACGAGTTTGACTGCCTGTAATCGAACATTTGTTCGGTGACAAAGATAACAAAATTGTTATAAACATTTTGCTCAAATGGTCTTGAAATACCCCAACCATCCCTTACAGTTGTCTTATTGAAGAACCGAACGGCGGGGATTCAATAAAGATTCTGGAGGGAATCAAAATGATGAAGTTAGTACCAACAAATGAAAAAATTACAATTAAGTGGTTTGCAGTTTTATCTGATGGATCAAAAATGCGTAACAACAAAGGATTCATTCACAACGCTTGGGATGTTGAATGTTCTTGCGGTTGGGAATCAAGAACTGGTGGCGCAATCAAAGCCGCAGTTGTAAAAGATGTTGATAAGCATAAATTGTTTGTTCATAACTACGAATTTGTGGTGGCATAAATGCATACACAAGTTAATTTAGAAGATTTTATGATTGAAGCCCATAAAAAGTCTGGCCTTCATTTTAATACTTTTCATCGCTCAATTCGCATTATTAATGATCGCAGAGGTAGAACTTTGTATCAAGAAATTAAAAATGGAGAAATGCCCATAGATCATTTTGTAATGTTACTAAGAAAGTTTGGTGCATAAATGCCTAAATTTAGCGTTGGAGATAAAGTCATTTTTCACAATCAATTAGCAACAATTACAGAAGTTCATTATTACTTGCCAACACGAACTGGAAAAAAGAAAATGATTTGGTATTCAGTTCAATATGATGGCTTTAGAGCGCAATATGCAGTATCACAAAAAACTAATTCTTTAAAGAAAGCGAAGGTGGCATAAATGGCTAAGGTAATAGATTCAATGGATAACTTGTTATTTTTGAAAAAGCATCTTGTGAAAGGAAATCGCTGGCATATTTACAAAGAATCAGATTATTGCACAATGGTTACTTACTGTAATTTGGGTTTTGAACCACAAGATTATTCTGCGCGAACGGTTAATAATGAACAATATGAATGGGCAACTGGCGAGAAATGGCAACCTGAAAACATCTGCCCAAAGTGCGTAAAGAACTTTGAATTGGTGGTGGCATAAATGATTGTTGCTCTAGTTTTAATTGCAATCCCTATATTCAGTATAGGATTCCTACAACTTATATTCATGATCGAGGAAAGGCTGACTGATGAAAGTTATTTGTAAAGAGAACCATTGGAAGATCAACGGCGCTAAGTTGGTGCTGGATACTCCAGAAGGCCAAGAAGCAGTTGAGCAGATGGTCAAGGCTATTCAGGCTCGCGTTCGCTTGGCGATCTATGAAGAGATTTGCGCCCTTGATCTCACAACGCGCCGTAAGCAGATTGTGAAGAATGGGCTGGAGAACTCACTCTTACAGGTGCAGGACTTGTGCGCCCAGATTGCGCTCGGTCAAAAATGAGAGCCACATCTATTGAAGCCCAGAGAAAATCAGCACCACACATGAGTTCTCACAAAGCCCGCGTGTATCAGTTTCTTATTGATCGCATGGAGCAGGGAGCAACAGATCAAGAGATGCAGTTTGCTCTCAAGATGAGCGGGGATACCCTTCGCCCAACTCGCGGCAAGTTGCTCAAGGAAAACTTTATCTACGATTCCGGCAAGACCCGCAAGAATGAAAACGGAAACGATTGCATCGTGTGGGTCGTTTCAACCATTGAGCAGATTGGACTTTTCTAATGCCTAACTACGAATACAGATGCCCCGCCGATTATGCAATGGTGGAGATGTACCAATCGTTTGAAGATTCATCTATTCCTAACTGCCCTGTATGCGGTCAGCAGATGAGCAAGCAGTTCCAAGCCACACCTGCTCATTTCAGAGGCACAGGTTGGGGAGGTCACTAATGCGCGATCCAATGTGGATGAGTGGCGATAACTTCGCGCTTGGTATTGAAGAAGAAGAGGATGAGGGTATTGATATTCCTGATCCAGAAGAGGATGACGAATGATAGGAATTTGGGTTGTTTATTATTTAGTGGCGATTGATCTTATTGGTCTTGCGCTTGGTATCTATGGATTTGGAATGGCAAAGGGGTGGTGGAAGTGATTATTGGGCTTAGCGGTTACGCACAAAGCGGTAAAGATACGGTTGCCAACATTCTTGTTCAGCATCACGGCTACAAGCGCGTAGCATTTGCTGACAAGATCAGAGAGTGCCTGTTTGCGCTTGATCCGATTATCTCGGTACGCGCAGAGTTCCCGCTTCATCTTTCAGAGTATTTTGATGACTTTGGTTGGGAAGCCGCCAAGAAAGTTCCAGAAGTTCGCCGATTGCTTCAAGTGCTTGGTACTGAAGTAGGCCGCAACATTATTGATCCTCAGTTGTGGATTGAGATGGCGCTAGGCGATGTTGAGGCTGGCGATAAGATCGTGGTTACAGATGTTCGATTCCCAGATGAGGCTCAAGAGATTAAGTGGCTCTTTGGTGAGATTTGGAGAGTCGAGCGCCTTAACACCAAGCCCGCCAATCAACACACTTCTGAAACCGCTATGGATGATTGGGTATTTGATCGCACCGTTGATAACTCAGGTGATATCCAGATGCTTGAAGATTTAATAGATGATTTGATCTTATGAACTCTGAATGGAATATAGGCAGATGCAACTCATGCGGGGAATGGATCGTATTTGACCGCCCTTGCTCGGCTTGCTCTACAATAACCGCACAACCAACGAAAGGGGATGCAGAAATGCACACTTCAATCAATGGAGGCACACGATGAGCGCACTAGGTCAGGCGGCGATTGGTTCGCGCTGAGAGTAAAAGCACGACTCCTTCTAGTAGCGGCAATAGCCGTAGGACTCGCGCTTGCTAATCCGTCATACGCACTAGCACCAAAACAGATGTTCGTACAACGAACACCAATGGCGGCAAAGCATTATGCCAAACTACAACTAAATAATTACGGGTGGGCTTCGCAATGGAAATGCTTGCAGACTCTTTGGCAAAACGAGTCTAACTGGCGGCCTGATGCCAAGAATCACACACCCGTTAAAATGTTTATCAATGGCAAGTGGGTTAAGTTCTACGCTGGCGGTATTCCGCAGAAATTAGGACTCGATCCAAAAGTAACCGTTGAAAAGCAAATCCAAGTTGGGTTGAACTATGTCCGGGATAGGTACGGTTCACCCTGCAAGGCTCTCCAGTTCTGGCATAGCCACTACTGGTACTGATGTTCCTAGTGCCGTTCCACTAGGACACAAGGGCGGTTGAGCAAAGAAACCTCCAGTTCTCTTGCTCCCGCCCTTATCTAATTACAATGGTGTAAGGTATCCCCATGACCACAATAGTTGCCATTCAATACGCAGATCGCGTGGTCATAGGTGCAGATAGTCAAGTTACGGCAACTCGCAAATTTTCACATCCTCGCATGGTTAAAGTCAGCGAGCGCGGTCAGTATCTAATTGCCGGGGCTGGATTAAGCGCGGCTTGCGACATAGCCCAACACATTTGGATTCCACCTAAGCCAACAGTTGAGGATCGCAAAGACCTGTATCACTTTATGATCGCCAAGGTAGTTCCATCTCTCAAGCAATGTTTCAAAGATAATGATTTTAGATTAGAAGGTGACAAAGATGAAGAAACACGATTCTCTTTCCTCATCGCCATTGGTGGTGAAGTGTTTGATTTGGCTGACGATTTTGCCATTAGCCTTGACGATAGCGGTCATTACGCTATTGGATCGGGTTCTAGCCTCGCTCTTGGCGCGCTGGCACATGAAGCAACTCTTGAAGAAGCATTGGAAATAGCAGCAAGCAAAGATCCATACACCTCAGCGCCGTTTTATTTCTATGAGCAGGTGAAGCGTGGATAAAAAGATTGCTGAAACTGTATTGGCTCGCGCTAAAGGCTATTGTGAAGCGTGTGGCTTGCCCGGCGATGACTTTGCTTTGCATCATAGAAAACTCAAATCGCGTGGTGGCAAGGATGAGGTTGCCAATCTGATCGCGGTTCATCATAAGTGCCATAATCTCGGCACAAATAGTATTCATCTAAAGCCAACATTGGCTACGGTGAAAGGCTGGATGGTTCCTTCTTGGGCCGAACCCGCCGAATACCCCTTACACCTGCATGGCGTAGAGGTAGTAGTGTTAGATAACGAAGGCAATTACAACAAATTGGAGGCATGACATGGCAACAATCACGGTTAGCGGAAATGTAGGAACTGATCCTGAGATCAAGTTCTATGACGGAAAGAACGGCTCATTTGGTGTTGCCCGCTTCTCTCTTGCCTATACACCGCGCGAGAAAGATAAGGCAGGTAATTGGACAGATGGAATCACTACTTGGTTCTCTGTATCGGTTGTTGGCAAGCAAGCAGAACTCGTTGCCGATTCAATCGCAAAAGGTCAGCGTGTTCAGGTTACTGGGGCATTTAAGCAGTCCAACTACAAAGCCAAAGACGGAACCGACAAGCAAGGATTAGAAATCAAGGCAGATAGCATCACTCTTGAACTTGTTGGTGCTAAGAAAGCAAAGCCTGTTGTTAATGATGAGCCTGAGTGGACTAACACATGGAACTAATTGACTCTAAAACAGTATGCGAGATTCTTGGCATTACCAAGAACAACCTCCATCAACTTCAACACCGCAAGCAGTTGGTGTGGGTTGAGAAAAAAGGCAAGCAGGTTTATTACAACCCTGCCGATGTAGAAGCATTGAAGGCTAAACGCTCTTAAATGAAATGCTTTAATTGCCGCCGTCAATCTGAACGCGAGATATGTGAATCGTGCTGGAATTTTGCCGTAGAACAACTGCGTAAGTTTCCAGCGCGCTATCACGAACTCGAAGAAGAGTTATCTCCCAGTAGTGGCGCGCAAGGCGAGCGAGTATCAGGATCTAAGACACCCCCACTTCCAGTTAGAATAGAAACGCTGCATTTGCGTACAGGTGGTATATCCTCCGTTCTTATGATGCACGAAGCCGAAATTCGCAAACTACGCCAAGAAACCCGCATTACTTGGCGCGGTGAGGAAATCAATCGCATCACTATTACTTGCGAGTATCACATCAAGCGCCAGAAATGGATTTACGATGAATACGGCGATATTGCCGATCTTACGACCCACATCATTACAGTCAGCAACAAGATCAACTATGTTCTAGGGCATAAGTCTGAAGATATTGTTATTGGCTCTTGCCCTACGATTGATGAAGCCGGGAAGCCTTGTAGCGCTAAACTCAAAGTCAATCCTCAAATGAAAACCCTAGAGGTAACTTGTAGAGTCTGCGGAACTGTATGGGATTCAACTCGCTGGAGGCTGCTCGGAAAAGTATTGGAAACTAAATGAAAATTTTAAGTTTGGGTGCTGGCGTTCAGTCATCCGCTTTGTTAATTATGAGTGCAAAGGGTGTTTTGCCAAAACTGGATGCGGCAATCTTTAGTGATACGGGTTGGGAACCTCAAGAGGTTTATGACCATTTAGATAGGATTGAAAAAGAATTTGCTCAGCCAGCAGGAATTCCAATTTATCGCGTATCAGTAGGCAACATTAGATCGGATGCCTTAGACCCAAACCATAATTTTGCTTCAATGCCATTATTTGTAAGAAAAAATGATGGAACTTTTGGCATGGCTAGAAGGCAATGCACAAACGAATATAAGATTGTTCCAATTATGCGTAAGATTAGAGAATTGCTTGGTGCGGAAATTCAAGAAAATGGATCTGTTGGCAGAGTAAAAGGCAAAAAAGTTGCCGAACAATGGATAGGCATAAGTTTGGATGAAATTCAACGCGCCAAAGATTCGCGCGTTCAGTATATTAAAAATGAATTTCCTTTATTAGATTTGAAATGGACAAGAAAAAACGCTTTGGCATTTCTTGAAGAAAACGGCATTATGAACACTCCAAAAAGTGCTTGCATTGGTTGCCCTTTTAGAACTAATGAACAATGGCGTGATTTAAGAGATAACAACCCTGCTGAATTTGCCGATGCAGTTGAATTTGATAAAAAAATGCGGGAGTTTCACGCCAACCAGCCTCGCACAAAAAACAACCTATTTTATCTTCATAAGTCTTATATGCCCTTAGATGAAGCACCCTTAGAAATTAAATCACGCAAAGAAAATGAAGCCATGATGGAAGAAAATCAACTTCATCTATTTGAACAAGATTTTACCTGTTCTCCATTTGCTTGTAATGGTGATGAGGAAAGTTTTGGCGTTCCTGTTTTTGAGCCTGACGAAATAGCAGGTTCCCTTTAATGCCTAGGATTAACGCCGTACAAGCATCATTGCTTTACAAGGTGACAACCCGAACCGTATATCGCTGGATTGAGCAAGAGCAGATCAAGTCTTATGATGGCTGGTATGAACTGGATGACTTACAAGATGCTTACGAGAAGTTGCCGCATCGCCAACGGATTTGATTTTTAATCTTATGTCACTTATAGTTCCTATAATTGGTTGGCGTGTATCTGGAATAGGATCATGGTAACTGAAGAAGCCACTCTTGAAGAGATAGATGAAGCGCTTTTTCATTTGCGCGAACGCTTACAAGATCGCTATGGAAATCGCCTGACTTACCAACAAAGACAATTTTACCTTGCAAGCGTTGATGATCTCCTAGATGCGAGATTAGCCCTTACCGATAAGACCCTGTAAGATTTCATTATGGCTTACACCGAACAATTCCGCGCCGAGGCTTTAGTAACCCTTGAGGCTAACGGCGGGAACATCTTACAAACCTCTGAGCAATTAGGTATAGCCCAAGCCACCCTCAGCAAGTGGGTCGCAGAAAATCGTGACATAAAAGAATCTTCAAGTGATCTCGCCATAGCAGCAGCAGAACTTGTACCTGAAACCCGTGAATCATTTATCACAGAACTAAAGACATTGCGCAACAAAGTCTTGCGCCACCTAGACGGAATCGTCGAGGACTTAAAGGCGCGAGAAGCCGCAATCACCTTGGGCATTTTGATTGACAAGACAGAACTCCTAGAAGGCAACGCTACGAGTCGAACTGCCGTAGTTGGAAACGGGGAAACTGTTGATGAAGCAATTAAGCGACTCAGCGCAGAACTTGAATCCCGACCTGACCGCACTTCGCTACCTGAAGTGGCATCATCCTCAGAAGGGTCTAGCGAGGCCGAACCAACTACCACCTGAAGGTAACTGGTCTAATTGGCTGGTAATGGCTGGCAGAGGCTTTGGCAAGACTCGCCTCGGTGCTGAATGGCTCGCCGCTAAAGCCGTCAGAAATGATGGTGTTCGTTGCGCCATTGTTGCTCGTACCTTCTCAGACACTCGAAATGTCTGCGTAGAGGGCGTATCAGGCATCCTAAGCATCCTGCGTGAGTACGATGCGGTTAAAGACTGGAACAAGTCCAACGGCATCCTTACGCTCAAGAACGGCAGTATCATTCAGACCTTCTCGGCTGATACACCTGATTCCCTTCGTGGCCCACAGTTCCACTTTGCTTGGACTGACGAACTCGCCGCTTGGCAATATGACGATACTTGGAACCAACTTCAATTCGGCTTGCGTTTAGGCGATCACACCCAGACGGTCATCACGACAACGCCTCGCCCAACTAAACTTATTAAAGACCTCGTTAAGCGCGAATCCACCGTAATTACTCGCGGCTCAACTTTTGACAATGCTGAGAACCTTTCCCAATCTGCGCTTATTGAGATGCAGGAACGCTATGCAGGAACTCGTTTAGGGCAACAAGAACTCTACGGCGCAATCCTCGATGACAATCCCGGCGCTCTTTGGTCGCGTGGCTTGCTTGAAACTGCTCGCGTTAAAGAACCGCCGCACCTCACTCGTATTGTTGTTGGTATTGACCCCGCAGTTACCTCTGGAGATGAATCAGACTCAACAGGTATTGTGGTCGCTGGCATGAGTCCAGACGGTCACTATTACATTCTTGCTGATTACACCCTCAAGGCTACTCCCCAAGTATGGGCTGAGAAAGCCGTATATGCCTTTGAACTACACAAAGCAGACCGCATCATCGCTGAAACGAATAACGGCGGCGATTTGGTAGTTCATCTTTTGCAACAAGTAAAAAATACAGTACCCGTAAAGAAAGTCACCGCATCACGCGGTAAAGCAGTAAGAGCAGAACCTATCGCCGCACTCTCTGAGCAAGGCAAACTTCACATGGTTGGGTACTTCCCCGAACTAGAAGATGAACTCTGCGAATACGAGCCGGGAACAAGCACGAAATCCCCAGACCGCATGGATGCAATGGTATGGGCGGTAACAGAACTGAGTGAAGGCTCAAATGCGTTGAATTACCTTTCTGCGCTTGCGGTGTTCTGCCCTAATTGCAGGATGCCAGCACCTAAGTCCACCCGAATCTGCCCGAAATGCAACACACTCATTGGAGAACCTGATGCCATCACAAGCGATAAGCCAAACGCCTGATCCGCTTAACATTACAGTTCGCCAAAATCAGGAATGGGCTATTACTTTCTCCTATACAGATTCAACTGGAACGCTGATCTCATTGGCTGGATATACGCCAATCCTTCAGTTCCGTACATCTGCGCTCGCTAAGACAACTGCGCTTTCTCTAACAGTTGGCAATGGCATTACTTTCAATCCTAACTCGCTTCCACAGGTGCAGGTAGATACCACAATCAACTGCGCTCCCGGCAAGTACGAATGGGATCTTAAACTTACGCCTTCTAGCGGCGCTTCTATCTTCTTAGGTGTCGGAACTGTTCAAGTTAATGCTGAGGTATCTCGATGACCGATAACATCAATGTAAGCCCCGTCACACCTCAGATTGTTGTTGCTTCTGCTGGCGTTCGCGGTGTTCAAGGTGTTCAGGGTACTCAAGGCACTCAGGGCGTACAGGGAACTCAAGGTATTCAGGGCAACCAAGGCACACAAGGAACTCAAGGTGTTCAGGGGCTACAAGGAACACAGGGAGTTCAAGGCGTTCAAGGTACTCAGGGTCTATTGGGCTTGCAGGGTACACAGGGAACTCAGGGCGTACAGGGCAACACAGGTATTCAAGGCGCGGTAGGAACACAAGGCGCTACTGGAACGCAAGGCACACAAGGCGTTCAAGGTGTTCAAGGTACTCAAGGCGTTCAGGGATTGCTCGGCTTGCAGGGAACTGTTGGCGCTCAGGGCATGACTGGCTCGCAAGGCACGACAGGCACACAGGGCGCGACTGGTACACAGGGAACTGTTGGCGCTCAAGGAACTATCGGCTCACAGGGCGTTCAAGGATTGCAAGGCGTTCAAGGTCATTACGGCAATCAAGGTACAACTGGTACTCAAGGATTTACTGGGTTGCAGGGATTACAAGGCAACCAAGGCACAACAGGTATTCAAGGAACCGTTGGCGCACAAGGTACTCAAGGAGTGCAGGGCGTTCAAGGAACTCAAGGTACTCAGGGTGTTCAGGGAATTGTTGGCCCGATTGCATCAAATAACGCACACGCCTCTGCTCGCGTTGCAACAACCGCCGATCTTAACGCTACATATACTGCTGGTTCTGCCGATCAAGGCGGTGGCTATGGTATTGGCGCAAAACTTACGCACAATACAAACGGTGCTATTTCGATTGACG